ATGCAATTGGAAATCCAACTTCCGCCACCAGCTTGAAGAATTCTGCTTCCATGGTATACTCCCATAATTAGCGGTGACGAGAGTATTTAGTAAAGATTACTTCTTCCACTCTTTAGGTTTGTTGAAATTGGCTCTTGAGAATTCGCCACGATCAACAAGTTTCACAATGTTATCTCTATGCTGTACAACATATCCTTCTGGATCTGTCTCGGTTCCATCAATGCTTTGTGTCATTGGATTCTCTGTTTTCTGTGCCTTATTCAATGCAGAAACGAGAATATTTTTTGCTGACTGAACGTGATGATGAATCTGTAATGCTTTTGAAAAATTATCTTCATATGCATCATGATGAGCAAGAGCTGCATTCATTCTTTCTGTAGCAGCGGCTTTACCTTTTTCGGATTTTAGTTTATCAACGTCTTTTTGCATACGAGTTTCTATATGCTTGCGAAGACCTTGTGTTGATGGCTTTTCACCAGTTCTTACGGTTTGATTAATATAAGTTGAAAAATGATCATCATGTTGATTTACTATATCATGATGATCATCGCTCAAGCTATCATGTACCTGCTGGGCCAGATCGAGATGATTGAAGACTTTGTCGCTATCTCTTTTTCCAATGTGGTTTCCATTTCCCAACCTAATTTCCGGAGAAACTAAATGCACATCGCGATGTGGTTTGAATACAGATTGATCGCGAAGTGGTGATGCTTGTAATGTTTCTGGTCTATCTGGATCGCCATCTATTTGCGTATGAACAGCAAATCCGATCTTAGAATTGATTGCTGCTTTGCCTTCTGGTGTATTTGTAGGAATATGATATTTTAGAGTATTTGGTTTGAATACAATCTTGTTTCCGTCTTTATATCTTTCTCCAGAATCATGCATGAAGTCGCCTTGATAAACTCCAGTTTCTGGAGTAACTTTAGGCAAGTGTTCTAGTGCTGAGTGCATTTTTTGTGCAAGACCTGAAGAGTGACCAAAATACTGATCTACTTCATCATGCGATGTAGCAAGTTTTGGCACTTTACCATATGCCGAATGCTTTGTTGCGACAAAGAATTTTCCTGTTCTTGGATGACGACCAAAGACAACTGCTGGCGCTCCATCGAGTTTGGTCGAGATATGTGTGTCGCCCAAATCTCCAGATTTCAATCCATTATGAATCGTGCTAAGAGTTGATAGCGCATGTTCAAAACCGAAGGGACTTTTGATGGCGTTGTCTTCAGGATGCTCCTGATGCTTGGCCGATGCAATACCTTCAGCAGCAGCTTCATTGATAAGCAAATATGATTTGAAACTTAGCATTTTTTACGTCCTATTTCTATTATATCTTTGGTTCTCCGGAACTCTTTACACCACCGGTCGGATCACTCTGAGATATAAATTTGATTCTCTGACGAGCAATTTGTTTTCCACCATGGGTAAAGACTATACTAGTTCCTCTTCTATGAACTTTCAACTGCTTATGATCAGTCAAATATGGTGCATAATGCTCATGCGGATTTACTGCATGAAAATGATGCTTACCACCAGGACCAGAATACGTTGTATGTCTCAAGTGATGATGTCCTTGTTTCTGTAAAGGGGTCTGATGCGCTTGTAGAATATGAGTTTTTATATGATGCGCCAATTCTTCTGTATTCAAAGACTCTAAGTGTTTATGTGTATCTTTTGCTATTTTGTTTAGAGTATGCGTATTCAATTCTCTCAATCTCTTTTGAACTGTGTTCGGATGATCTTTTACATATTTTTTCTGCTCTTTTTTATTCATGCGCGCAATTTCAGGAAACTCTTTACGAACTCGTTTTCTGTGTTTTTCCAATGTTTCTTCTGCACCGTGCATCGAAGCCATTCCGGGATTAGATACAGGAACATGTTTATTTCTTGAATCTGTGACTTTCAAGCTTATTCCATGATATCTCTTTTTTCCCCTCTTATCTCTTGTATGAATCATGATATCAGATGCATCTTCTTTTTGAGTAGATTCTACGCCTGTAGATTTTCCTACGTCGCCCGTTTTAGATGTCCAATGAACATTTTCAATTTTATGACCGTGATGTTTTTCAATATGATGTCTAATATGTTTTGCTGCTTGTCTAGCTCTTTCTTTAATTTTATCATATTCTTCTTTGCTAACTTTGGCTTTTAACATATCATGCGCTTCTTTTGGAGACTGTTGATCCTCATTTTTATATTTTTCCATGTGGTGGCCACCGCGCAAATGATAGCCAACAAGCAATTCATGAAGCTTTCCTTTAGTATCCGCACCAGCACCGGCGCCAGATTCTTCCATCAATATTGTATTTTCGTATATTTCTTCTTCAGTCAAGAAGTCTTTGAATTTTATTAATTCCATTTTTCTTTCTCTCTTATTATCTTGAAACTTCTTCCCAATCCATTGATGCAAGAATATCTCCACCGTTCGTACTTCCATACATGTCTGTCGTCAAATTCACTTCGTATATTGTCTTGTTCGCACCCCAAAATTCGTGCGTATCAATTCTATATTGAGTCATCCATATCTCCAAGATTACTCAATATTTAGTCTTTCGTAGTAGCCAACTTATCTGCAACAGAATAAAACAACTGAGCCGTAGATTGATTTCCCATGAATTTGACATACATGCCTTGAACCACAGCTAGAAGAGAACCATTTATAGCCATGAACTCTTCGCGACTTTTAGCACGATTCAACATAACATGCGCTTCATCCATCGTGCTACGCATCAACTCTTCTAAGTTTTCCATTCAATACTCCCAAATTCTTATATGTCTTCTTTAGCAATCTTTTCATCACGGGATGATGGCTTTCAAATTGCTTCTTGTATATTTTCAATGTTTGAGAATTGTCCCATCCATATCTATGCACCTCAATAGCGATGTCATAAGAGTATGCATCGATTTCATCCCTCTCAGCCAAATATTGCTTTTCCTTACTGCCCGTTCGACACATTGAAAATGAATCCGTGGGCAGTTCGTCTCTCTTCAAGTATTGCTGATGATGTATGTACTCATGCTGTATCGTTTGTGCAAGATAAAACCTAAACTGATCTGGATCTTCTATGTTGATCATTCCCTTGCTTTTCTTTGGTATGATCAATAGTATTTCTATCTTTTGCAGCTCCTCAATATAGAATCCTGCAATAGTGTAATCTTCATTATCTAGATTACTAGCTCTTTCAATATTGAATTTTACGTTATCGAACAACTTTGATACTCTCTTCTTCAACTCAATGGCTTTTGTCGTACCCTTTGGTATGTCTATGCCATTGAGAAGAAGAATGAGAGTATTGAAGATGAACATGTTATGTTACAAAAAAGCGAGGCGTGAATCCGTCAAAGCCTCCACCAGACATGAGATGCATGAGCATTGAAATTGCATCGTCTTCAAATATGAATGCTGCGATTGTCTGTTGGGTTTGCGTCTCAATTACATTCCATGTAAACGTATCATCATTCTGCTGAACAAGTTCATAATAGTAATTTTCAATTGCCATATTACACCTTCAATCCTGAGTTTTTGAATTTGCTTTTATCAAATGAAGAATTCATTAGCTTGCTTGCAGTAGCATCATCGATTCCTTTCCGTTGTCCCGAATCTTGAATATCATCTTGTGCGGATTGTTCAACATCATACAAACGCATCTTTGCACGATCAATCCCCAAGACAAATCTCTTGTTTGCTGTCGGATCATTATATCGATTCTTCAATTGCTTGACCATGATCTGGTTCAATGCTTCCAACTCTTCAGTAGAAATCAAAGCTGCCATAAAGTCTGCTGTCGCAGGAAGACCAAACGATTCTGAAGTATCAGTCAACTCGACATCCGTGCTAGCAAAGCCAGATCTGGTTGTCTGCGTAGCCGATACAATAGGAACCTTGAACTCGACTGCCAGACCACGAAGTTCTTCGGCAATCGCCTTGATATAGGTATACGAATTGATATTTGATCCGGGTTTCACTCTGGCTGAACAGCAAATATTCAAGTAGTCGATGAATATTATATCTGGACGAAAACTCTTCTTCAGCATCAACTCATTCAACAATGTTCTGAAATGAGTGGTGGAAGCAAGAGCAGTTGGATATTCCTTGATGATCAACTTGCCAACTGTACTGCGACGAACCTTCTCGACCTTCTTGTCATAGACATCTTTTGGTAGAGAGGATAGGTCATCAAGAGTTACGTTGAGTAGATTTGCATCAATACGTTCCGCAATCTTCTCTTCAGCCATTTCCATGGTGACATATAGAACATTGTATCCCTGAACCAGACACGCTGATGCGACATGGCACATGAACAACGATTTACCGACACCAGTACCAGCAAGAAAGATGTTTAGAGTCTTTGCTGGTAGACCACCCTTCGTGATCTTGTTCATGAAATCAAGATCAAACGGAATCTTCTTCTCGGTCTTGTGATAGAAGTCATATCGTGCATCCGAGTCATTCAAATAATCATGGCCGACATGACTATCAAAGCTGACTGCGAGTGCATCGGAAAGAATTTGAGGAATGGCACCCTTGTCTTTTGTAGACTTGGAGTTTTGATCAAGAATGCCAATCGATTCAAGGACAGCATTATAGATGGCTTTCTCTTGACAAAACTTCTCGGTCTTGTCAACCAACCACTGCTGCTCGCTCTTCTCTTCCTTGATATCTTCAATGGTACCAATTACATTGATTGCAGACTTGATTTCTTCTTCCTTGAGATTAGGAAGATTGTTGATGTTGATATGAAGAGCCTCTAGAGTCGGAAGAGCATTGTATTGCAGAATGAATTCTTTTACATGCTGGAATACAAGTTTCTCCGACCTATCGGTGAAGTAGGAATCATTTAGAAACGGTAGAACCTTTCTTGCGTACTCTTCGTTTTGTGTCAGGTTCTTCAATATGGTTGTCTCCAGTCTCTTCATGCTCTTTCGCCTCTCTTTCTATACCAGCGATTATGATCGCATTCAGGATTGCGCCAAGCGTATCCGTGAATTTTTGATTGTCCCGAAGTTTATTCGGATCATGTTTACCTGGAGTTATTATATCATAGTCGAAGTCAATTGTATATGTGCCATCTGCATTTTCCTTGTCAGCCACGCTAACTTTTCCAAATCTAAATGACACGCCCTTGTATTTCCCAGTAAGAATCTTTAGAGCCACCATCCTACCGTCGTTTTTATTATTATGGTCGGGATCAATATCAAAATCCTTGTCGATGACCATAGTTTTCTTGAATAACTTACTGATCGCTTTCGTCACCATCTTCCGTCACCTTTGTCTTGCCATACAAAAATTCATTCGCGCAATGTTCGTTGATTTGATCGAGAATCTCTTGCGTGAAATACTTCTCTGGATTCTCTAGAATGTTCTTTTCAAACAACTTGGTTCCATTTGGCAACTCAAGACGAGTAGATACCTTCTTGATGATACCAAACTTCAGCGCGAGATCCAACAGACCATAATACTTGTCAACACCAGTCTCATAGCGAAGAAGCGTCTCGACAACCTTATCTGCAATCGTCAAACGGCTCTTTTGTAGCTTGCACTTGACGATGTTGCCAACAACCTCGTTGTCCACCTTTTCCTTCTTCTTTGAAAGAAAGACAATCGTGGATGCTGCATATTCAAGACCCGAACCGCCGCCCATCTTCTTGGTTGGCACATATGAGCCAACAACATCATATGTATGATTGGTTACAAGCAAAGCTACCTTGGCTTTACCAAGCTTCAACGTAATGACACGAAATGCACCACGAATAAGCTGTGCTCTCGTCATATCTCGCGTGTCTTTACCCTCGGTGATATCGGCAATTTCTTTCTCGGTCGAAAGATTGCCAAGAGAGTCAAGAACCATGATCATCGGAGGACGATCAGCTGCTGGTGTTTCCATATACTTGTCAAGGATCTTCACGCATTGTGTGCGGAATTCTTGAATCGTCGTAACTGGAATGATATGAACACGACGAGCATCGATATCACGATCAATGAACATCTGCTTCGTCAAGGCAGACTCCGATTCGAAATACATTACTCCGCCGTTTGGATTATCGATGAGAAACTGCTTGACCACATTCAACGTGTAGAATGTCTTTCCCGTAGCAGGTTCACCCGCAAGTGCTGTAATCTTGTTGTCGGGCAATCCGCCATAAATTGAACCGGACAATAGTGCGTTTAATGCATATGAACCTGTGCCGATATATCCAGTAACATCTCCAGCTTCAATACCATCATCAACGAGAGCTGCGTATTCATTACCAGCTTCTTTGATTAGATCGGAAAAAATATTATTCATTCAAAACTCCTTCAAATATATTGTATTTTATATCAACTAAAGAAAGATGTCAAGTCTGAAGCCTCTTCTGTCTTCCATCCAACACAATCAAGAATGATTTTGATCGGTTCAATGAATGCCTTTTCAAACTGCATATCATAGTCTACGAATCTATGTAGATCGAATTCTTGAGGAAGACGACCTGGATATGAGATGACAGTTTCGTTTACTATGTTTGGTAGCTTCAGGTATGTAAATCGTAGCTTTTCTCCTTCTTGTATCTTTGGATACTTCTTTGATAGCTGCTTCTTGTCCAAAAGATTGTTATAGATCAACGCACCCTTGACATGAATTGGCGTACCCTTTTTGTAGATAGATGCGGGATCCGAATATTCTTTTAATCCATTGACGCCACGAGGAAAAGAGATTTCTTCTGGCGGCAACTTTGAAAACTCCTTGCGAAAATTCTCAATGAAGTTCTGGACATCGCTTTCCGTGCCTTGAAGAATAAGTTCAATCACATCCTTCATTTTCTCGCGAATAGCAGAAGGAGTCGATGACTTGATCATTTCCAGACCCATCACCTTCAACTTTGGCTTTGCATATTGAACGCCTTCATTGTTATAGACGTTCATGATGTAGCGTTTCTTCGCAGTCCAAATTCCACGATCAGCTAATGCTTCTCGCTTCATCTGCATCTTTTGAGCATATGCGTTTACATAGTCAGCAAGATTGTTATAGCTTTGATCAATAAAAGGTTGAATCTTATTTTCACAGATCTTATCCATGAAGGCGATGATTCGTGAAGCTGCTGTTGCTTCAAAACTGTCCGCAAAAGCCCGACGTACAATTTCGTCAAGCGTAAGGTAAATACTGTCTGTATCCGATGCAACGACATAATCAACATTCTCCGTCTTCAACAACTTATTCATATATTCATTGATACGCAATTCAATCCAACGAATAGATAACTGTCCAGCAAGCGTGATTGCTTCGGCAATACGAATATCAAAGAATCGGAAATATTGATTGCCCATCGCACCATAAGCCGAGTTTAGCGAGACTTTCTTAGCCAACTGTAGATTGTTATATCTGGCAATTCGCTTTTCAATCTCATATCTTTCATTCTCATTCTTGCAGGTTTCAAGTTCTTTCTTGGCTTCGATTGCCTTCTTCTTGTACACAGAACGATCATCATACATCTTCTGCATCATCTCTGGAAGAAAGCCATATTTGTCCACGCGAAATAGTTGCTTATTCGGCGTTAGAGTAACTTTCTCTTCCTTGAGATCGGATGTGTTCACCATTTGATTAAGCAATTGATCCACTGTTATCTTTTGCGATAGAATGGAAATCATCTTGTGTGTGTAAGTCTGTGGTTCGACAAGCGTCTCTGGTGAAAGATTGTATTGCATGATTAGATGCGGATATAGACTGTTCAAGTCGAAACTTGCCATCCAATTATGCATACCGACAATTGGATCCTTTACGAATGCGCCCTCATAAGCCGCATTCTTTACATTATCGTTCTTTGGCGGAATGACGATGTTCTTTGTGCGAAGATGATTGTAGATGAGTGCATCCCACATGCGAACCTGTGAGAACACATCGTCATAATTGGTCTTGGAATCATATGCGAGAGTGAGTGCCAGTTCAATTAGCTTTAACTTGTCGTCAATCTTTTCAACAAGTTTAACGTCATGAATGTTATACTCTATGAACTTTTGATAGTTCTCGCGATATAAATGATGAAGATTGTCATATTCTTCATACGAGATCTTCTTCTCGCCGACTTCAATGTTAGCAATGTGATTTAGCTTGTATGATTCCTGAGAAGCGCCACCAGGAGCAAACTTGCGATAGAGTTCGATATAGTCCAGAGTAGATACTCCAAGAATATCATAGAATCCCTTCTCGCGACCCATGACTGTATTTGTTCTCTGGCTTACGCGACCCCAAGGAGATAGCGTAGCCATCGCCTTTTCGCCAAGCAATCTGCTAATGCGATTGACAAGATACGGAATATCAAAGAACTTGACACTCCATCCAGTAACAATATCAGGATAACTCAAAGTCCAGAGTTCAAGAAATCTCTTGAGAAGTTGAATTTCGTTTTCACATTTCAGATAATCTACACCATCTGGGCAATCAAAATCATTGCAACCTAGAGTAACGTAGCTGCCATCAATCTTGATCGTGATTGCAGTAATCTCTTCACTCGCAACGTTAGGATCTGGAAAACCGTTCTCGGAAGCAACCTCAATATCAAGAAACGCAATATTGATCTTTTCAATATCCCAATCAATGTCATTCGGATGAGCATCCGATATGAACGCATATTGATAGTTGGTATTGCCATATATCGTGAATCCGCTGACATCCTTGTACTTGTCAACGAATTCACGACAGTCTCTCAAACCACCAGGACGAACAGTATCCACATAGTCGCCATGCAGAGTTCTGTATTCTGTTGGTTTCTTCGATGGCACATATAGAGTTGGTCTGTATTCGATTTTACCTCGAACACGTTTACCATCTCTTACACCACGATAGAGAATATTGTTTCCAAGAACGGAAACGTTTGTGTAAAAATCATTCATCATTATTGAATGATATCATAGAATGATGGATCAAACAAGAAGAGTCTTAGGTGGAGTGATAATTCCTCCAAAGATTGAATTATAGTTGTTGATCATTTCCTTGACTGGCTTTGCTTCATATACGATGCTCTGCTTTGAGATCATGACTGGTTCATTTTCTGCATATGGCAGCCAAGGTCCAAGACCGATTGATGGTTGCTGTGGATTGGTGCGACTTGGAACAAGTGCAATCAATACAGCGTTCTTTACGGAATAAGAGAGACCCTTATCTTCAATTTCTCCGATAAGTTCTTCTCCAGTTAGAAGCTTGATGATTTTGATATTAGCCATTATTCGAACTCCACAATATAATCATAAACACCACGCGGAACCCAGCGATATGGGATCAGCATTTCACGACCACGAAAGTCTTCAAAGTCAATGGTCGGGTCCACTTCATATGACCACATGACCCACTTACCATCATACTTGCGTTGCGTAAATTCAACTTTATTCATCATATTCTCCTTATTGTCTATAAACTTTCCAATTTGAAACAGGCATGATACCATATGCTCTACCTATTCTTTTCTTGTAAGTTAGGACAAAGTCTCCTGCTATTGATATACGTCTAGGTTTTAGATCATCCAGCGTTTTGACTGGCATATCGGGAGACCCAGAACCAGAACCCGATGTGTAGTGATATAGCTTACCTGGAAACATGAACATTTGTCCTTCAACGGGATTGAAGAACCATGTAGGACTATTCCACATGTTCCATTTTACAATGTTTGCATTCGTCATGCCATGAAATAATTCATTTGGCTTTTCGTGAATAGCAAAGTTTACTGGCTTATCCATTCCTTCTGGAATCTGAACATAATATACGAAAGATAGATGAGAATCCTGATGATTGTGATATGGAGTATGAAACTCTGTTATGATGTTCAACCAAGTCTTCACAAGATTCAAATCAAACTCATCGTT